CTACACAAACAAAACTCTGCCAACGACGATCACGCCGCGAATAAATACGGCAACCGAACCGACGATACATAAAATGCCTATTGCCGATAGAGCATATGCCCACCCGGCGTTCGTAGGTGAGCCCGAGCCGCGCTTGTAATTCCAGAAGGCAAAAAGCGTCTGGGCGAAATATCCTGCGATCGCAGCCAGAAATGAAAGCCCAACACCGATCGCAAAACACGCCAATGCGTATCTAATGGCCTGCGGATCGGAAATATTCTCTTTGGCACCAAGGAAACCAATTATAGCAACAGCCGCACCGCCATTCACGGTGACGCCAAGACGAACAGATTCTTTTGCAAATTCGATTGCCTGATTGGAATTTTGTAACTGGAAGTCAGATTCGTCTGCCATGCTGTCCGCCTTTCGCTATTTAAGGTGGCGGGCGCGGCGAATGTTGGCAAGGGAGCCGGCTGCGGCAGCACATGGTTTTCCGCAGGAATCACGGGGTCAGCACGATGACGCTCTTTTAGCGACCACCACTCTGACCAACTCTCGTCATCGTCATGCATTGACGAACGGAAACAATCTACGGCAATATCGTCTCAAGGGTGGAGGGGATATCATGAAACATAGCTGGCTTTTTCTTGGAGCGCTGGTCCTGGCCGGCTGTTCCCAGACTGCATCGCCAACATTTGATGGTGGTCATTATTTTATGACCGGCGATGCGAACTGCACGCAGTATCGATTGCACAAGTCAGGTATGCAGATTGCCTGTGCCAATGCATCAGGTCAGATTACCGGATACCGGGCTCCAATGACCGATCAGCAGCTCTACGTCTATCAATCGAACCAAGCGATTGCGGCACAGCAGAACGCAGCAGTGTCGGCTCAAATCGCTGCCAACAATGCTGCTATCAACGCTCAGACGGCGAATACATTACAATCTGTCCGTCGGAACGCAGGTTTCAATTAAAGCATAGAAAAAAGCTTCCTGTTACGGGAGCCTTTTCACTATGGATGCCATCTAATTACCCCTCAAGCAACCGCCCCGCAAGTTTCGCGGTAGCCTGTGATCCAATTGCTATTACATGAGGTGCATCCGCCCCCCGTCGATCTTTCATCAAAATCTGGTTCTTCTGCCGCGTCCACTCGATGGAAACGGGCGATCCGTTATCACGACCCCATTCGTCAAGCTTCTGCAAATCCCCAGACGTCAAGAAAAGCTGACGGCGGGACAACTCCTCCAATATCTGCGAAAGGTGGCCCCGGCACTCTGGAAGCTTCACGGCGAACCTTTGCCTTTCAACATCAGACAAGTCGGACACTGATCCGATTGATTGCAGCCTTTCTGCGATGACCTTTAGTCCGACGCACATCTTTTCGAGCTTCTGAGCCGTGGCTTTACCGGTTCGATCGATCATGGCATACCCTTGGATGCGCGCGACCGTTTCAAAAGTTTCTTCCTTTCGCCTCCCGATCTCTCCATCAGGTTTCACAAAAGGAACATCGACCGTCTTGGAAACTTTCAAGACGCCATCAAGGACATGGCGTGCAATTCTGATTCTGAAGTGTTCATCGAATGCCCAATTCAAACGGAACATCAATGCGTCAAGGTCACCTGCGATAGGTATCGTTTCTTCCATCGCCTTGATCATGGGGACGATTCTGGGCAGATAGCTGATAATGATATCCTGTTCACTGCGAATTTTCTTGCGCCTTTTAAGGTCGCGCATGGCACCCTCATGTCCTTCGGCATTGATTGCGGCAAAGCAGAATGGACCGATTAAACGGATGACTTTCTCATGTGGAAACCAGGCGATCTTGCCGCCATTCTTATATTTTGCATGAAATGGACTGCAACACGGGCATGGCGCGACCGCCCTTACGCCCCTCGGCGCAGGTACATCAAAATCATCCAAGTATACCACGAGTGCTTGGGATGGCGGTGCTGTGTGTGAATGCCCCCACCACGAACATGGATTTCCAGTATCTTTTATATGCTGCTTTATTTCAGAAATAATGGCCGCACTTGGCTCTTTTTCGAATTGATCTATGTTGCGAAGGTTTGCCGTCGGCACTTCCACTCGGTGGGTCAATCGATTCGCCTCAATTGGTCGAACCTATATTTTATGTTCTTCTATTGTTCCAAGCAACCCGCGCACATTACTACCCCCAGAAAACCCACCCATCCACAGTACACTGTAGTCGCCGAATTGTGGATTGTGCTTGCTTGGATCGGATGCAATAAGGCATTGATTATTGGGGCGGCAAGCTATGACTGATCAGAAATTCAGACCGCTAACACTTGGGCAACTGCCGGTGGAAGCGTTAAAACAATTTGGGCTCGAACTGACTGCTGGTCACGTCGCATTCACGATTCCGGCGCAGAAACATGCGTTTGAACGACATCCAGACACTTACATGTCATGCTTGCCTTTTCTTTCACAAACGGTAACTGAGCCAACGCATGTTGGTCAGTCGCCCAATCATACTGACGGAGGCTTTGAGCTGGTTCGGGAGGTCACAGATTCTGGATTGATCGTTTTGGTCGCTGTACTAATCAAGCCGACCAAAAAAGGCATATATCTCGTTAAATCTACCTATCCCATCGACTACAATAAGCTTGAGAACCGCGTTCGTCGTGGGCATCTCGTACCCGTACAATAAAAAACCCCGCCATTAAGCGAGGTTTTTTATTTCCGCTAGGATGCCAACTTCCTAGATCTCTTCACGCTTGCGCGCTACTAACCCTTACGGGTGCGTGGGGAGGCCGTTCCCACCTCGAAACTTTGTGTACTCTTATATACTCCACGGAGTACATTCAGTCAACCACTTGCTGATATCATCAAGCGTCGGTTGATACCGTCTGCTGTTATATGATGCACCTCACGCGCCCATACAAGCCCCTCACCGCGGCACTTCAACAAGCTGGAACGACGCATCCGGAAAAAAGCCACTGCCGATTTCCAGGCTGTTCGGCATCATCCGCATGTTTTGGACGGGGTTCTTAAAACGCACCGTCGAGCCGACCGTGATGTAAGACGGCAGAAACGGCTCGATCTTCACCTGCATGTTCGTGCTGGCAGCCGTGGCATCGGCTACAATTCGAGCGATGAAGTTGTAGTCGCCGATGGAGAGGCCGAGCAGGTCGCCGTCCGTCAGTTTCAGACCGGTCGCAACGCCGCTCAGCGTGAGCGTATTGCCGTTGATCGCGCCCAGTGTTGCCGTCCCGGTAATGGCAGGATTGTTTGCGTCGCCCCAGTAGGCTTGCGGAATGCACGCATCTTTTGGGGTATAGTGGACGGTGACCATGCCGCCACGGCAACGATCTGAAAATGCCTCAAGTCGCTTTCGGTCGGCGGGGCTAAGCGAGATTATACTGGCCGACCACGACCAATACGGGTCGCCATTCTCGATGAACGAAACTGCCCGTTCGCCGTAACGCGACGTTGAAACTGACCGATTAAGCTTGAGCGGACTGGCTTGATAATTCAGGCCTTCCGGAAGGGTTTCGGCCATCTCAGAAATCCCCCACGCTTGGCGTGCATTCGCGCACTGGCAGTGGATCAGTGATGAATGCCTTCTTGGCACTTCCCTCCATCACCCAGAACTGCACACCTGGAAAGCGCCGAGCCATGCACTGAGCGAAGTCCTCGGCCTCTTGCTGATCGAGAAAACTGACGATTGGCGTCTTTTCATCGTCTTGCAGTACGCGAATGTCTCCACCCTGCGCAGGCGCTGGCGTCACGAAATAGATGTTCATCTTTATCTCCAAAAAAGAAAAAGGACGGTCCGAAGACCGTCCTTGTTTAAGTCAGCGCCGCAGCATTCCGCGACTATTGGCTTGTTTGACACCCTGCGAAACTGCATTCGCAAAATGAGGCGATCGCTGCCAAGCCATCATGCTCTTTGCGATCCCTTCCTGCACCATCGACGATACTTCCGCATTGCCAGTGGCACCGTTGACCGTCACATTGATAGTGGGTCCACTCACCGAATTATCGGTGCGCGAGTTATCGACGCTGGAATTGCCCGACAGCTGGGCAACACTGGGGATGCTAGGAACAGGAATCGACGCTGAAGCTATTCGCGGCGCCGAAAAGCCAACGTCGCCGCCGTTGCGTAATTCTGGCAGCCGACCGGCGTTCATAGCTTCCAGAACTGGCAGCCACTTTTGGGTCGCAGCGGCGTTCATCATGAACTCCCCATTCGACCCCCATAACAAGACTTTATCGTCACGAGGTCCGCCCGGGCCACGAATACGGCCGCCGCTTTCATAGCCAGGTATCTGGCCGCCGTCTTTCAGACCAATCAGACTGCCGATGCTATTGAAGAAGCCTCCGAACGCGCCGCCGCTCGTACCGTTGGATGACGGCTTGAACAGCGCATCAAAGCCAGCGTTTAGGAAAAGATCGGCCAAGCGATTGCCGATGTTCTTCAATGCGTCCGCCAAACTGTTTGCACCAGTTATTGCGCCGATCGTGCTGCTTTTGAACGACTCGTAAAAGTCATTCGCCGCTTGTTCAGAGCGTCGCTGCCGGTCTTCAACCACCTGCAAAGCAGCAGCTTCCCGTTTATAGGCTTCAGCAACCTGGTCGATCTGAGCCCGCTGATCTGCCGATATTTTGATGTTCGACAGGTCGGTCTGACCTTTCTTAATCGCCTCGTCTTTGAGCTTTGCCAGAGCAGCTTGCTCAAGATCCATTGCGATCCGACGTTTCTCTTGCTCGGCTGTAGACTTGCCGACCATCTCGGCTTCAAGACGCAAGGCTTCCGTGCGGTCTTTTACGGCCTGAATGTCGCTGTCGATTTTCTGATCAGTCGACTTCGGTGTGGCCTTTTCCTTCTTCGGCTTTTTGCTTTCCGCAGACCGAGCTTTTTCACCGGCCAGTTCGGCGTCAGCGATGCGCCGCACCATATCCTCGTCGGGCTTCGTGACGCCTTCGGATTGAAGCCGTTTACGGACGTCAGCCAGCTTAGTTTCGAGCTCAAGCTGTGTTTTCGTCAGACCGGCGCGACGAGTGGCGTTTTTCTCGAAATCGGCAGCGGCTGCATTTTCTTTCTTCCGCTGGATAATAAACGGGTCGTTGGCGGAGCTTGTTGCTTTTGCTTCGTCTGGAACGCCGACCGGGTAGGCCAACTGCATGGCGCGTCCGGCATCTTGGGCAGTTTTAATGACAACCAGCATCTTTGTGATGAGGTTGTCGAACTGGCCATGAAGCCAATCGAATGACGGCTTACCGTCTCCGATTTCCGTTAGCCGCTGTTTTAGGATGTCAGCGCCGCGACCAGTCTTGGCGAACTCATCGACTAGCTTGGAAAGTTCATTGTATTGCTCTTGAGAGATAACGCCGACGCTGGCAGTTTCCTGCAGCATTCCTTTCAATCCGAGAATTTCTTCTCCGACCTTGCCAACGTTTGCCTCAAGTTCGTTGCCGAAACGCGTCGAATATGCCTGAAGCTGGCTGATGCTGGTAACTGACTCTCGAACTTTATCGAGCAGTTCAACAACACCCATGCTCACATTGGTATTTCCAATATCTGTCAGCTTCTTTTGCGCATCACTCGCAGATATCTGGAACGTCTTGAAATCTTCAATCAGTTGCGCGATTTGGCGACGCGCTGACTTGTCAGCGTCAGACATCGCAAGATTTTGGATGACATTCTGCAACGGCGATGTCGCGTTCGCTGACAGCAGATCAAGCTCGTCGCCCTTGCCGAACAGACTGCCAAAGCGGCCTCCCCCATTGCGCAGCCGCTCAATTTCATCATTAATATTCTTGAGCTTCCGCGCCTTTTCAGGATCAGACAACTTATCGAGCGACTCCGCCGCTTTATCGATCCCGTCTGCAGCTTTCGGCGCCACCAGCCCTAGCTTTTCCATTTCCGCGCGGAGAGTGTCGGAGTTTTTCTGCGCTGCCATGGCGCTGACGGTATAATTACCAACGGCCAGCACAAGCGCGCCACCGATGATCGCGCCCAACGGACCAGCAGCAGCACCAAGCCCGCCCATGGCCTGTACAAGGCCCATAGCACCCTGTGCAGCCTTCGCTGCCTGATGGAACTTAACGAGTGCCACCGTAGTTGCGCCAAGGGTGCGGATCATGCCGCCCAAAGACCGACCGACGAGCACGCCGGCCAGAACGGCGGCCAGCTGCATGCCTGCATCCGCTACCTGATCGAAATTCTGAGAAATCAGAATCAAGGCGCGCGAGACGGTGGCAGAGATACCCGTCACGTCGCCTGCTGTGCCGATGTACTGCAACATTGCGTTGTTGATAGCGGTCATGCCATCGCCAATGGTCGCATTCGTCGCGGCGAACTGTGCTTCAATAGTCTTCTGCGCGTTGATGATCGCTCGGAATACACGGTCAGACGTGAGCTTGCCTTCGGCGCCGAGATCTTTCAGCTTGGCGACCGTCACGCCGAACTCATCCGCGATGGCCTTGGCAACAATGGGCGCATTTTCGCGCAGCGAGCGCAGCTCGTCACCCTGCAGAACGCCACTGCCTAGCGCCTGGCCAAGCTGAAGTATACCAGCTGCTTGTTCCTGCGCCGAAGCACCACCGGCCTTGAACGCTTTCGAAACTAGGTTCGTGGCCAGCGCAATTTCGTTTTCGGACTTAGCTACGCCAGAGGCAGAGCGAACCATCCTCGCGTACAGATCGACGTAGTCTTCGACGGACACGCGAGCGTCGTCCGCTCCAGAACGCAACTCCTTTAACGAGCGCGTCTGCATGCCGGTGGCAGCGGTCGCCGCCTTCAACATGTTCTCTGCACTAGTCCATTGGTCTGCGTACTTGCGGACCTCGTTCGTGCCAAGAACCGAACCAACCGCAGCCAGCCCCTTGTTCAAGCTACTCCCGAACGACTGCTGAAATGTAGCGTCGAGCTGGCGACGAAGCTTGATTGCACCCTCCTCGATGCGGCGCATATCGGCATTGGCCCGGTCAGCCATCTTGTTGAAGGCGCTATCGGAGCTGCGCCCCATCGCTTGGAGCATTTCGTCCATGCGCTTCTGCGCGCGCCGCATAGATGCGACGTCTGAGGATATGGATAAAATAATATCGGAATTTTCGTCGGCCACACGGCTCTCCATAAAAAGAAAAAGCCCGCTCTAGGCGGGCTTCTTGGGTTTTCCGTATTTCGTAAGCAGATCATCCATCTGCGCGTCGGTCGGTGGCTCTACTGTCTTTTTGCCACCTCGTGCTTCAGTGAAACCGTCGAGTGCGGCAAGGAACTCCGTTAGTGACGAGTTCCAGAATGTTTTCGGCGTCCATCTAAGGATTCCGAAAGCGGCTTGCAGCCACGCCTGCCAAGGGAAATCGGCCGCTGCTACTTTCCCCCGGCTTCCCCGTTTCCCGCTGGCTCGCCTTTGAAATGATGCGCAAGAGCAGCCTGAAATGCCGTGGAGAGCGATGCGAAATGGCTCAAATTCAAACGTTCGATCGCTGCCGCTGCGTCGCCCTGCACCGTCAGGTGTCGAAGGCCAACCATTGCAGCGTTAATCTCGACATCCGACAGTCGCGCGAAAAGATCGTTCATGGACTTGCAGCCGAGCTCTTGAGAAACCGCAGCCAGACCGCCCATGGTCGCCGCAAGGACGATTTCGACGCCACCGATGGTGACGCCGACTTCGCCGCGAGCTCCGTTAACCGGAAGCTGCATGCTTAAACCTCAGCTTCGAAAGTGAGCGGGCCTGCCGCTTCGAAGGTCGCACTGAAGTCCATGTTACCCTCTTGTTCGCCGGAGAATTCAAAGTCCGTGACGAACCACGGGCCTTCGTATGAGCCGAGACCGGGCACGATGACGATGGCATTGAAAATCGCGGCGTCGTTCACCTTGCCGATGAAGTAGGCCGAATTCGCACCCGCCACGAACTTGCCAGAGCCGGTAAAGGTGCGCTGCTTGATACCCGGCACGCCAGTCTTCTGCGGCGTTGCGCCGGGGTTCTGGCAATCGGGGATAGTGGTGTCGACGGAGTTTGCCGACATATTGAACGAACGGGTCTGCAAGCCGCAGAGGTTCGTGAAAACTTCGGGAGTTGCGCCATCGCCAATCTGAATGAGGAGAAGGCGACCAATCTGCTGTCCGTCTGCCATTGTATGGCCTTTCAATAAAAAAACCCGCCGAAGTGGCGGGCTGTGGTTGAATTGTCTTGTTTGGGAGGTGGGCTAGAACAGGCGTTCTGTCCTGGCGGTAAACTCGACGACGCAATGGAGGTGGGCGTCATCCAGGTCTTTGAAAATCTGCGTTCGCGTGTGGTCCAATGAAACAAGCCGATATGACGGCAGCGTCAGGCTGGCATCGGTGAGCGCACCTTCCACGGCCCGTGCGATCCGGCTCGTTTCCGCCCGGCTGCTGCCAGCCGGAGCTTTGGTCCATACATGAATGGTGACATAGATAAGCCGACCGGATACGCAGGTTTTGTCGTCTCGATGGTCGTCAAAATCACCGATCTCAACATACGGCGCCGTCGTGTCGGACGGCACGATGTCGTAAATCTTGGTGCCGACCAATGCCGTAAGATCGGGCCAAGAACGCAAACGAGAAACGACAGCACCCTGCAATTCCAGGCTTTCGCTATCGTTCATTTCTTCATGGCCTCTCTGATCGCCTTATTCATCGCCGCACGAATGCGACGAACGGCTTTCTTTCTCATGCCGCGCCATACCGGGAAAACGTGCGGCATAGCGGGTGTAGCGGCGTGCGGACCTTTGGCCTTTGTCGTGACGGTGCCAGACTTGTATCGACGATCGACGCGGGCCGCAGTGCCGGCACTGGCTTTCGTGCCGAATTCCAGAAAACGCCAGATCCAGCTTCCATAGACGCCGACAGCATTCGGGTCAGTCGATTTGCGGGCGCCGAAGATTTCCATGTCAGGATTATCGCGCTGTCGCGCGGCATGAATGCTATTTTTGTACGTTCCGCCACCGACCGCTCTCTCGGGCGCTCGCGCCTTAATTGCTTCGGCGACTTCTTCCGCAACCTGCAGCTGGGCCTCGGCCATTTTCTCAATAGCCTTCGGCGCGATCTGCTGAATCTTCTTCATCAGATCGGTGCGCTTAAGCTTTGCGCGAACCACCATCAGGCGACCTCATTTTCCATAACCAGCATTTCGAGAAAGCGGTTTGTCTCGTCGGGATTAACGATGGTTTTAATGCCGAAAACGCGATTGGGGTTTTCGCCGGTCTTGCCCGCCCGAGCATCATAGGCACGCCATGAGGCCGTTACCTGTCTCGCCGCTGCACTGCTGTAGATCGTCAAGTTATAGGGCTGCTTTGAAACCAGCCGCGACGCCACGAGACTTTCAGCGTTCCCGCCAAACTTCGGTTTCAAGCGCGCCGGTACGGTAAACTGGTCGACCCATTCTCCGCGCGTTCCGCCGAACCCGTCATCAATCTCGATTCGCTTGGCGAAAGTGATGCGCGCGTTCAACTGGCCGATTGCATCAGCTCGATACTTCGTGTCGGCCATTATCGACCTCTTCGGTAATTGCAAAGCAGACTGTCAAATGCCGACCATTCGACCGTCGCGCTGTTAGCCCGAATGAGGTAAGCGTCGGCGATCCACAACATCATGGCGTGACGAATAGATGCAGGAAGCGGATTGAAACCTGCACGCATGGTGGCCGCTATACGAGAGCCCGGCCGAACAATCGGCCAATAGCTTCCATATGCCGTCGCGATTGATGGCTCGACACCATCGCTGTTCAGAACATATGCATCAACGCTTACGGTGTTCTTCGATCCGTCGAGAGCGATATATTCGATCTTAACGACTTCGGTCACTGGGCCGACCGACAGACGAGACATGTCCGAAAAAGCGTCACAGGACGCTTCTATGGTTTGCTCGGCGATGACGATCCCGCAATACTTCTCAACAAAGTCAGTCGCAGCGGTAGTGAGCGATCGGATGTAAACGTCATCATCGTCGTGCATCACATTCAAATGGCGCTTTACATCCTCAAGAGCGATGACATCGCCCGTCGGCTCCTGCGCGACCTTATACGGATGCCACATTCGATCGGCCTCGCTTCTCGCGCTTCTCCACAGAGGGAACGGCTTTCACAGCACGCTCGACGTCGCCATCATTTGTAGCGGGAATAGCAAAACCAGCATTGATGAGGCGGAGCGCTTCGGCCTCGGCAAAGTCAGCGACGGCGCCAGGTTCGAGCGTGTAGGTCGGCCCTGACAGACTGGTCGTAATCGTGATTTTCATGAGCGTCCCCAAAAAGGAACGGGGCGGATAAACCGCCCCGAAGATTGATTAGCCGCCAGATGCAGCGTTTACGAGATGCTTGACCGCAGCGGTATCGCCGAGCTCACCGTCAAAACGGATGATGCCGGCAATGCCCAGATCCGGCCAGAAGCGCTCGCGAAGAACGCCAATCACCGGAGAACCGACCTTTCGGACAAAGTACTTGCCGAAGTCACCGAACACGATTGGCTTGTTGCCCGCGCCGATGCCAGCCATTGCCTGGTTGATGCTGTATCGATAGCCAAGCAGCGTGCCGGGCTCGCCCTTCGTGATGTCACCCATCGACCAGATGTAACGACCTTCGTTATCCTTGATCTTACGGACCGAACCCAAGGTAAGGTCGTTGAACATCCAGCGCGTTTTCGGGCTCTGGCGATAAGCTGGGTCGACCGAATGCAGCAGGTCGATCAGTTCGTCAGAAGTGATCGCCGCCGAGGCAGCCGTTTCCTTGCCAAGCGAAGACGCGGTGACGAGACCGTTCGGGCTGTCAGTGCCGGTGCCGATGGTCAGCTGCTTGTTTGCAATACGACCAAGTCGCTCGCCCAGAAGCTGGCCAAGCAGGGCTTCAACGCTGAAAATCGAATCCTGTGCAAGTTCCATGGAGAACTTGACGAACTCAGTGTCGTAAACGAACGCGTCAAGGTTCTTCTGACCGAACGTCACGTCCTTGCCGCCATCGTCGGTCAATGGCGTTCCTTCGGTATGCTTTTCGGCTTCAACTCCGGTGTCATCAACCGTCGGAATGTTGATACGATTACCAGCGGAAGTAACGATTTCGGTCGCGATGTCCTCATCGTACATCGGGCCCCAAGCCTTCATAGACTTGACGATCTCGTTGGCGAGCTCAACTGGTACGGTGTAGCCGCCGGCGGCGTTGGTCGCCGTTACCTGCGTACGGGTTTCGGCGGCGGGCTGAACGCCGCGCTTTAGAACGGCACGCTCTTCTCCCGACAATTCGCCGATATCGGCATTGTTGGCGAGAAATTTATAGAACACGGAACGATATTCGATTTCGTCGCCGACGTCGCTACCGCGACCTTCGGAATCGGAAATCGGGCGCTGTCGTGCTCGCTCATCTGCTGCGCGCGCTTCAATTTCAGCGAGAGTCTTCTCGCGCTTGATAAGATTTTCGATCTTATCAAATTCCGTCATGATGCGGTCATGGCGCTCGTTCAGTTCACTGGATCGCGCTTCGTCGGTGTTCGACTTGATTTCGTCGAGGGCTTCGCGAGCCTGCGTGACCAGACGGCCGCGCTGCTCGTGCAGTTCGGTAAGAGACATTAGATTTTCCTTGAAGATAACAGTTTTGCTCTGGCCTGCCATGCAGACCCTCCGGCATGCCGGGTAATGGTCACGACATCAGGCGATGCCGCGAATTCTCTGTTCAAAAGAGGCGCGTTTCGCAGCGATACGGCGGGCGGCTGCCGTTCGATTTTCATCTCGGCGCCGCGCTATAGTTGCATCAGCCTCGGCTCGCCACGCATCTAACGAGCGTTTCGCCAGATGAGTGTCTTCGTAAGCGGGGGTGGGAGTGGCAGTGACTTCGAAAAGCTCCGCCTCAAGAATGGTGCGATGAGGTATCGCGCCTGTATCATCCCATTCCTGTTTAGTTACCCGCATTCCGAAGGACATGCCCGTGATGTCACCACGCTCGACCAGTTCCCATAGATCGTTACCGTCGGTGGTGTTGGGCACATCGATTTCGACGTGAAGCCCGCGAGTATCTTCCTTCAGCCTCAGTGTATTGCTTTTGGTCCGACCCAGCACACGACCAGAATCGTGGTGGAGAAGGGCCAGGATGTCGCCACCGATCGCCCCCGAAAATGCGCCGGGCGCTATTCGCTCGACAAAATAGTCGCCGATGGTCGTGTTGCTATTCCAGATAACCGCGTATCCGGTCAGCACACGCTTTTTGTCGTCTGCGCGGGTCTCTACGCCGAGAGATCCGCTACGTTTTTCAATTTCGGTCATGCTGCAGCATTTTCCTCAACAGAATTGTCATTGGCAGGTGTGTGAGCGATCGCCGGTTGCGTCCCCAACGGGACGGTAGCGCCCTGAATATGCAGCTGATCCGCTGCGCCGCCTTTTGCCGGCAGGTTTTCCAGAGAACGCACTTCATCGGGTGTCCGGATACCGTTTTGGATCGCCACCCCGTAACCGTCCATGCGGCTCTTAAAGTCACCACGGAGAAGCCCGTCCAGATTGTGCCGGATGTAGCGAGTGCCGCCAGCGACCTCAAATATCTTCAGGTTCATTTCGTCTTCGAGCGCCTTGGCCCATTGCATGATGAGGTGCTTGACGAGATGCAGATCTTGCTGTTCTGCATTCGAAAAGCTCGCATGCGTGAGATCCTGCAAGAATACAGGTGGAAGTTGCCATGTACGTGCGATTTCTTCGACCTGAAAGCGCCGTGCATCGATCATCTGACCCTTGGCAGGGTCATAGCCGACCTGAGTCAACTTGTGGCCAGGCGGCATTGGAAAGATTGGCTTTTCGCTCTTTCGGGCTTCTTCAATTGCGCGATGAATATCAGCCATTGCCCGTTGCATGGCTGCCCCGCCTTGAGGCAGAGGGCCTTCTAGGGCGAGAGGCGGAACGCCACCGCCGGCGAAGAAGTTCGACCCGTAGTCATTCATGGCGATGGCAAGCTGAATCGCCTTTGCTGCCTGAGCGATAGGGCCGAAATGTCGAATTCCATCGGCCCGCAACATGAACGGCACGTCTATGACGTCAGCGGCTGGATATTCCTTGTCGCCAAATCGATAGACAACAGCCAGACCTTTTCGCTTCACGGTGGTTTTGGTTGGGTCCATGGGCCACAATGCCAAAACTTCTTTTCCCGATCGCTCGATCCAAGCCAAACCACGGCCGCCAGTAAAGACCTGCTGCCAAAAGTACTGACAGAACTTAAAAGCACCCATATCCGAGTTTGGGGCTGTGTTCACAACGGTCTCTAGCTTTCCGCCCAGACGCTTGGAACCGCCTTTGCCATCACGATATGCGTGCCGAGGCAACGCGGCCATTGTACGGGACAGGAACGAAACCGCAGCAAGAACCGCTGGAACGGTCAAGGCGCTTTCGATCGTGACGGTTGGAAGGTTGACTGGTTGGACGCCGAAGTAGGCTAGGAAATTTTCGGCGCTAACCGGTATGCCAGCGTTTTCAGGGCTGGCACGTTGCTCAATATCGGGTTCTCGTCGCGAACGCCAGAACCGCTGGAATATCCTCATGAGGCTGCTTTCGTTAGAGTAAATTCTGGGTCGTCCCATGGCGATAGCGAGGACTTGACCTCGATAGGTGTATCGGCTGCAAAACCCGTCACCATTGCCAGAGCGACAGCAGCGTCAATGCGCACTGACGCCTTCGTCTTCACGAACCATCGGTTATCGAGCGGATCGCGATCGAAGGTGGCGCCCATCAGGGCGGTCATTAGGACCGGATTGCGCCGAAGTCTGACGCGACCGTCGATTATGGCGTTTTCCAGTTCGGTAACTGAGCCAGGCATCCACATGCCTCTAGGCTCGGGTAAACCGGCTGCTTTCGCCGCTTCGATCTTCTTTTCGCTGGCTTTCGCCCGAACCTTGCCGCCCTGGGGATGCGGGATGTGCTCGACTTCGACACCAATGGCGTCCAGTTCCTCGCGGAACTTGTCGTAGGCATAGCGGTCATAGGCGATGCCCTCGATGTCGAATTCCTGCGACAATTGCGCGACCCGCTGCGCGACGAAGTCGAACCGAATTCGCTTGCCAGGCGAGGCATTCAGAAACCCCTGCTCTACCCACACGTCATAAGGCGCTTTGTCAGCCAGAGCGCGGGCCTTCAGCGTTTCCGCTGGTGTCCACGCTTCAATCCATGCGTCGAAAGTCGGCAGTTCTATTGTGCTGTCATCTTCCCGTTCCATGGTCTTCGTGCCAGTTTTCACAGCGCAGGCAAGGGCGGTCATATCGCGCGCGGCGGACAAGTCGACGGAAAGGAACAACTGCTTACCGCGATGGTCTTCGATCGGGTCGAAGTCATCCATAACGGCTTCAACAGTCTCGCGCGGCATCCAAGCTTTGTCGGCAGAGGTCCAGACGCAGAAATGCAAGCGCAGAATGCCGTTCAGCTTGCCGGGTATCTGCTTGGCCTGATCAACTACACCAGCCAGATACTTCTCGGTCAAAATCACGCCCAGAAGCGGATTGGCCTTCTTCCAGCATGACTGGTCTTCGAGTGGGTCGTCGTCCTTATCCAGAGCGCAGACGTAGGCAAAAGTTGTGTCGTCGATAACTTCACCGACATAACTGAAATCATCGTCAGGCGTTTTCGTGCCGGCCGCAACCCGTACGGCATGTTCATGTTCTTCCCAGCAGACGCTGTTTCGGTCACTGCCGCTGTTGGTGATCATGAACAGAAGCGGCTGCTGTCGAAATTTGAACCCGCGTTCGAGCATTTCCATGACTGAACGGTCGGGATGCTCGTGCACCTCATCGCACAAAGCGTAGTGCGGTCTGGGGCCGCTGCCGGTTTTGCCCGCATCCTTGGAAATCGGACGAAAGAATGCCTTTTTCTCAAGAAAGGCGATATTGAACTCGCGTCCAATGCCACCGCTGAAGGTAAGCCTCTTTGACAGTTTCGGAGCCGCCCTTGCCATTTTAACAGCATCCTGAAAGAGGATCTGGGCCTGCTCCTTTTTCGCACCGGCTGCATAAATTTGCGCGCCCGCCTCGCCGTCGGACATCAGCCCATAGAGGCCGAGGCCACCTGCAAATGGCGACTTTCCGTTCCCCTTGCCTTCCTCGATATAGACCCGACGAAAACGACGATTACCGTCTGTATCCACCCAACCGAAGATCGAGCCCAGCTTGAAAGCCTGTGATGCATGCAGTCGGAAAGGCTTCCCGTCAAACTGACCATCGTTCAGCTTCAGACGCTCTTCGAAGAACCGCATCGCACGATTGGCTTTAGCGTCGTCCCAGAAATAGCCGCGTTCATGCGCTTGCACCAGATCGTCGAAATGGCGTTGGCAGGCGTTCCGAACATGTGGTCCCGCAATTTCAACACCATCGAGCACGGCGCGCGCGTAAGCATTCACGCGATCAAGCGCCGGCGTCTTAGTCATCTACGAGATCATCCTTTTCCTCGCCGCTATCTGGCATTGAGACCTTTGTTGCATCAGATGGCGTCGCGCCCATCTGGCCTAGACATTGCCGCAAAAGGTTCAGAGCCTGCACGCCGACTTCCTCGTTCGCGATGACGCGCGTTCGGATCGTGGTGGCGATTTCCAAGAGCGACCTATGGGAGCCATTCAGCCAAGGAAGTTCCTTGCAGAACAAATTCCAAACCTTGCTCTGATCGGCGTTCATCCATTTCGGCGCTTTGCCAATATCGGCAGCCGCTTTCGGTTCTTTCCGTCCCTTGAAGCGGGTCGGGTGCGTAACGTTTCTCCCCTCCGCCTCCGCTTTGGCGAGGGGATTTCTGGGTCTGGCCATGAAATCCTCATCTCAACATCTGAATTGGTTGCGTGTGCGTTCTCGCCCATCGCCGGTTCCCCGCAGTCAATGGTCAGAGAGACCGAGGTAGCCCCCGGGGGGGTGTCTTTTCGGTCACATCACCCGATGGGCCACCCTTCGGCGTCGAATCTGATGACGGTCTGACCAAGGTCTTCACGCTGGGCATCGCGATCGTGGCAGGGCTTACAAAGCGACACGAATGGGCCGGTCCAGAAGCGCTTTTCATCGCCCTTGTGGCCACCATCGCCGTGGTGAACGACGGTGGCGATTTCGATCACCTCGGACTGCATGCAATATTCGCATAAGGGCTGCATTTGAAGTTGTGCTTCGCGGATGCGACGCCACTTGGCTGACTTGTAGAGGCGACGGTACTTCTTTGCTTCGACGCTGCGCTGGTCGGTCATGGCGATGCGACAACTACGAGGCAGCCAGTCACAACGCACGCAATGGTATCATCCATACTATGGCCTAATGTTCGTTCTTCAACATTGAAACGGTCGGGCATTTCTATTGACGGGGCTGACTGCAAAAATCACAATTGGCGATTGATTCCATACAAAAGGGGGCCTCAAATGGTAGGGATAGATATAAACACGGGCAAAGTTATAGCCGAGCCAGAACACATCCGCCAAAGTATCGAGGTGATACTAACAACACCTGTCGGCACGAGAATAATGCGCGAAGAGTTTGGCGTGGAATACCTTGATAAGACAGGTAAGCCCAAGGTGGGGTATCCACAGAAGGTAATAGAGCTTGAAGCCCTGAGGGCGCTTGCGGCTTATGAACCCCGGATTAAAGATGTGGCAGTCGAAGTAACCAACCTTGATCAGAGGCTTCAGTCTATTGTTGTTAACTACACCGAAGTTACCTCCAATGAGATTGCAAGCGTCGCTGTCGACTATAAAGGATAGTGTCACTGTGATTTGCTGGCGGCATTTCCAGATCTTATTGTTAAAGTCGCCGGGAGCGCCGGGGACAGCGCTCAACCGGCTCCGTTGCTTCGATGGGAGGAGAAACCATCTAGGCAACTTCAGTGGCGGGAAAGGAGCAAACCACCACTGATCTGAAAAAGAGAAAAGCCCGGCTTGCGACCGGGCTTCTGAATTGTTTTCTTGTCTCCCTGTTACCCCTTGGGAGCGGGTTTGACTTATACGTCACACCGCCTGTCGCACCATCTGCCGTTCCAATCGAGCGCGAGCCCGATCAACATTCATGATCGCCCGTCTCGCCTCTTTGCGCTGACGACGCTTGATTTTATCCCACGTCTCGCGCAGACCGTTGATTGATGCATTAATCAAAGCTTTCCCGGCAGATGATGCCTGCACGCCTTTAAAGCCACGCGCCTCGCCGATTTCGGTCAATGTCTTCCCTCCCAGAACAGCATCTTCGAACGGCGCCAACCCGACGCCCAATGCAGCCCGCAATTCCTCCAGAATGGGTCGCATATCGATTTTCGCAATCATTACATTCTCATTGAATTTCACGGCGAATGGGCGTGCCTTGACCTTCGTATTGTCATCGGCAACCGCATACTTTTTCGGCGGGTGTGTCCATCCAAGATCCGAGTTGCTGCGCTTCCGCACTTCCTTGTATTCGATCTCGCCGCCAGGCACTGTGTTATCTTGCCATCCATTGGCCGCAGCCTCGTCAACATCCTTTTCGCCTTCAAGCTTCAGAGAGCGATATTCCTTCTCCATGCTGCTGTCATAGCCGTAGTCGAAACCACGCAATGGCTGGCTGGCTATCAAGCTGCAAAGGCCGCGATAGAATTCAACGACTTCAACATCCTCATGGCGCTTCTCTCGGCGAAGCTGACGAAGAAGCTCCCATCCTTGCAGGTTATCGTTCGCCGCAGATTCAACCAGACCGGCGTGCCTGCGATTGATACGCTCGACCGCCGCAATGATTTGACCGTCGCGCAATGCGCGTGCGTGTTCGGCCTTGGCTTGCATCAAAGCTCGCTCTGCTGGTGTATTTTCCGGCTTCATTTTCCCCTCCGTCCATGTTTTGGCAATCCTGTAAGTATTCTCCGTCCCTTCGATCCGTTTCATCCAATCAGCCCGTCGTGTGTCAGTTACTGACGATCGGCGCGTGACCTTGCGCGGTTCAGGCATTGGCAGTCCGAATTCATCGCGGACCAGCGCGCCTGACTGATCGCGCAACCAGCGCGTGTTCGTTCGATAGGGGTTTTGGACATGTCCGGCTGGAGCCGCGAGAATATTGATCGGCGTTGCAGCCCGGTCAAAGATAGCGCCCTCTCGGCTTTCCTTGGTGGCGATATCTGTTTCCCGGGTGTCCTGAGCTGAGTTCCCTGCTCGCGTCTCTCCGCGCCGATATTGTCGATTGGATGAATGTGCTTGCTTCCCTATGAGGGCGTTTTGCAGGGCGCTTATCCAGTTCACATAACGGTGCGGCTCGATCTCGATCATCAAGTCATTTGTCGGCTGGCGGAGGACAGTGGAGCTCATGCCACGTCTCCGGCAAGATCGGGCCGCTGTTTGTGCAATTCCGCACGGGTGATGCGCTTTCCGCGCAATGCGCCGTCATGATGGCCGGACGATTCTGCCGTATCATACTGAAACGCACGCCGACCGAGGGGGCGTGGTTCGCGAAACGGAACCTTTAAATCGACTGCGCGCCAAGCTGCCCGATTTTCTGCAACCAGTTCGTTGTTCGATGCCCGTAGCCGGCCAACTGCGGTAGCCAAAGCGGCGTTCTCGCTTTTACGCTGGTATGCAGCCGAAATCTGATACATCGCGCCCAGCAGTGCCGCTGTGATCCATGCCTTGGATTGCGCGGGCTGGCTGTAGTCCGGAGCGCAGGGAAGCTTTGCCAACGACAAGCCCTCGACGAATGCCAGTTCAGCCAAACGCTGGAATGGGATGTTAGGCCGGTGCTTGTCTGCTGCCCATTTCTCGGCTTGGGTCTGCAGTTCAAGGCGTTCGAATTCGGAAATGCCTTGGAGGCCTGCGGTGATGTTCTTCTGAATATTGGACATGATGCTCCTCGTGTTGTGGTGATGGCTGGTGAGGCCATTGGTGATGGTGTAGTCGTTCTATAAATGCGGTGTTAATGGGGTGAAAAAGTTTGTCGCGGGTTGGCACGTACACACGCGCGTACAAATCCGTAAAATTCACCCCAAATAATAAGAAAGAGAGATAAAAAATATCTCTTCCTGTGCGTACGTGACAAACGTGACAAACTTCGTTGCTTGTCTCATGCTGTCGCATAGTGACAAGTTGCGACAAACTATTTTCGGTTTACTGCATTCATCGCCTCACGCACTTTCAAACGCTCTGCCGCAATCTTCGCGGCTAGTCCCTTAAATCTGTCATGGACAAGTGGATTGACCCGATATTTCGGTGCGCGTTCTGTTCGGCCAAGTGGCAAAGGCTCGACCCAGCTATATGCATCCAGTTGCTGCATTACGCGCTCAAGGTCTGGAACATCCATTTTTCGCAGCGAAGCCGTGCCATGACGATTCAGAAGACGGGCCGAAATCACATCATGCAGCGCTTCATTCGTCAGAATTGAACCTGCCGCATCGATCATCGCTGTTTGCATGTCGGTTGCGCCGAGGATGTTGAAATGTAACGCTATCGCGTGCTTCAAAAGATAGTCATGCAACAAGGTTTTGGCCTGCGTCGCCGTTTCCAGGTCAACCTCCTTCGGAAGATCGCCGTCTATATTCTTGATGACATGCAACAAGATGCACATTCGACCGAACAGCCCGTCGAACTTCCCGATGTGTGTTGCCAGACGCCGGTTGATGCGCTCCCAAAGCTTTTCCAGCTTTCGGTGTTCCCGCGACAATTCATTGCGGAAGCTCTGCGCGCCGTCTGAAAAACGAAAACACCAGCCAGCCGACATTGATGTTCGAAGATGATAAAGCTTTCGGACAAGATGCGCGTACACACTCTCATCAACGCCAGACGGTTCGTCGCGATCTTCCCCACCAGATTCCAGCATTATGCAAAACATGCGCTGAAGCAGGCCGTCGTCTGTCAAATCCTTTGCAATTTTCCGCAACGGATCTGGCTGAATACTGCCTAGAAGCGTGATCGAGATATTAGGAATCCAGATTGAACCTCGCCCTACACGGTCCACAGAATAAGAACCACCACCAAACGACTTGAGCCAAAACGCACGGTCGGCGCCAGAGCCCTTGGAGCCAGCATATTTTTCCATACGCGCGAACCAGCCAGATAGCTCATCATCAATCAGAGCAAGACCTGCTTCGTTGTTCGACAGCACTTCCCCGACCTTTTCAGGCGAACCATCTTCGATGGAAACGCGCTTTGCGATGGGTTCGGCCTTACCCTTCTTGGCTTCCTTGTCCATAGCCATCCAGTCACGCATTGCGGCTCGATGATCGCGCTGCAGATCCGATTCTATCGCCAGCAGTGGCGCACTCGCTGCTTTGATCAGCGGTGATTTCCGTGTCGATGGATCGCCAATGACCATTGTCCAAATACGGGCGCTTTCCTTCCAGCTTTCGTGGCGCTTCATTTTGAGGGCAATATTATCTGGAATAGCGGCAGCGCAGACCGTGAGCGCCGCCATAGCGAGGCCGCCAGGATCGACACCCATTTGTTCGGCGCGCGCGACAGCAAAACTTTCGATGGCTGGGGGAAAGACACCCTCTGGCATAGACGGTGTTTTCGCCTCCGCAAAGACGTCGAGAGGTTCAACAAAATTAGCGGATGCCGTTACCGGCCGTTCAACGGTTTCGGCGGGTTCGGCGGGTTCGGGCTGCGATTTTCCCGCCCGCGCATTGGAGACCAGCGCAGAAGTGTCCATTGGCGGTGTGTTGTCATTGTCGTAAAATGACGGCTCGGGCATCTGACGAGGCTGCCGCATGCCAGCGTCCAGACCGCGCTTGATCTTCAACCGGATTTCCTTCTCGCCGTCCTTGGCGACAACGCCATTCGCAAGCGCTGCGTCGAACAAGCCACGTTCGGCTTCGGTGCGATCAAGCGCACCTGCGCCGACAAGCTGGCCGAGCGAGAATGCCGAAGCATTTACCTGTTCACCCCGGCTGCCCTCAGTTGTGCTGGCGAGTTGTGCGAGCTCAGATTCCATGGCTGCCGCGACATAATGATCATGTCCTTCAGCCCGATATGACCAATCTGACGGCGACACCGTGACCGGCGGCGGCAAGATCAGATCGAGAAGCCATTGCGGAGCGTCCGCCACCGCAGGGAGCCCCTCGCCATCATGGTCCAGCCATTCGTAAGAACGGCCGTCTGTGGTGACGCTACCGGCAGCAATAACGAAACCGCCTTCGCCGCGAACGTCGAGTCCTTTGGATAAGGCGCCGCGATTACGGACACCGTCAACATGCTTGAAATAGTAATGCAGCCCGCCGCCAGCGGTTCGGACGGTAGCCGTTGCTGGCATCGCTCCGTTAGCTACCTCAAGCTCGGCAAGCGCCGCTTTCCCGTCAATGAGATTGCCGTCGGTGTCACGATGCATGTCGATATCAAGAACGAATATGCCGCTTCGCTCGCCGGTCGGGATACCGACCATAGCGCCGCCGTGGCGCTTCTCGTCCCACCAAGCGCGAATAATGCGTTCGGTCAGTGTTGCGCCTTTCAGACCGTTCGAAATCATAGGCGCCTTTGCAGGGAGAACCGAGATTTCGCCCGTCGCATTATCGATCACTTCGACATCACCAGCGCGGCAGGGAAAAACAGGGATGCCGTTTTGGATGTAGGAGAGAGCAACATCCAACATCGGATCGGATGGCGTGATTTTTGAGTTAACTGCAACCATGATTGGCGACGGCCCCCTTTGCAATGATGGCAAGCTGATCTGCTAGAGCGATGGGAAGCGTAACGGTGTCGCCGAATTGATCCCGAGGGCCATAAACACGATAGCCGTTCCGGCCTTGCGTTAGCCGCAACCGGTAGAGCTTGAGCCCACTGTCGAGTTGAACATCAAAATAAGCTTTGACGTTCCCCGCGCCGGATCGCGCGGGGCTGATATTCAGAATCGTGGCTGTCATGGTCAGGCGGCCTCAGAAACTAGATTTTCTATCTCCGCTTCGGTGCGGTCGATATCAGCCATAAGCGCGTCCACGCTCCTGTACAGGTTACCGTCACCGTCAATTACGGTCCCGTCGGGCAGAATCAAACCTGTGTAATCATCTAAGTCCCGGCTGTATCCTGCCGAGATAGGATACACACCACCGGGGTATTCGCGCCAGCCAACAACTGGGCAGGTCTGGGCGTAAGATTTATCCTTGGCAGCATAGCGATAAATAACGCTGAATCCCGGTGTCGCCGGTAACACCCGATATAGGGCAGTCTCAAACTCTTCGTTGGTCGGCGTGCCGTAGATCATTGTCCCGTCGACCAGATGAAATGCGACAGTGTTCATACTCTCATTGAAATGAGTAATGTGTTCGGCCACGATTTTGACGCCGGATTTTAGTTCGATCATGTTCATCAGTTTTCCTCGTGTTCAGTAGGTGGTTGAAGCATCGGCGACTGCCAGTTCTTCGGCAATCGCAAAGCCGCGCATAAATTCCCCGTACGAAATACGGGGAAAGCGGTGCTTGATTTGAATAACCGCGTTTTCTGGCGGCATCCCACGGTATTCTTCGATCAGGAACTTCGCGAAATCGGCAGCTTGGTCGGTCATTCCGTAGCAGCCGAGCACTTCGCCAGCGTAACTAATTGATCGAGCCGCGTCGCAAAATCTTCGTCCGAAAGCGCTGCGCGCTCGGTGAGAAGGTGGTGGCCTCGGGCCAAAAGTTCTGCCGAATTATCCGCGAGATAGAGATCAAGCGTTCGGGTTTTACCGATTGCCAGCATGACGGTAGAAGTGCGAAAGTTCGGAAAATTCTTCACGATATCTGCCAGATGAACTGGCTCGTCGTGCTGGTCGATGAATGCTGCGAGACTGTCCGCTTGCTTACGGCTGGTGTAAACGGGCCCGGGTGTTTGTAGTTCTGCATAATTGTCTGTGATGTTCATTTTAATGCTCCTTCGTGTTTAGGCGCGCAGAAGCCCGTGGCGCGGGCGTCGGCGCATGCGGTGGTGTTTTGGGGTATGGTTAGGCGGCCGCTTCTGCCATTGCGGTTCGCCTTGCGAGCCAATCCGCAATGTAGATTACATTGTCAGGGTTTCCGTCCTCATCGACGAACGAAATCGGGAAGACGGTTTTGCCATCTCGACGACGGCGGTCGTTGATGGTCTGCAAAGCTGCGCCGTAATCAAGAGAGAAATCCCGACCTGCGAACTCTTCGATTAAGATGGACAACGATATAAGGATATTCGTTTTCTCGAACGCCTCATCCACATAAACCGCGAGCATTCTAGGCCCATCAACCAGCTTCGTGACCAGACGGATGTCTTCGCGAAATTCCGTTCGCTCGGTCATCGCAATATCCATGATGATGGAGCGAGCGGCGCGCCATCCTTCAGTCTTGGTGATACTCGGCATGGTCACGCCACCTGCTTTGCTACAGAGTTCTGATTGGCGGCATTCATGCCGAAAACGGCGCGTTCATTGCGCCAGGCGTCTAAATCGTCTGTGTTGTAGATGATTGCGCGACCAAGTTCATAATACTTTGGTCCTCCGCCATAACAGCGCATCTTGTCCAAGCTGCTCTTCGATAGGCAGAGATATTCGGCGGCTTCCAGAACGCGAACGTTCTTTCCCATGATTATTCTCCTCGTGTTGTTGGTCCGTGGTGTGGTGGTGGATGCAATATGACACTGTTGCAGCCGGTCTTTTAGGCAAACAAATAGGATTAATTTGCCTTGTCACTGTTTCTAGACGCTTCGTCATGCGCTTCCTTTGCGGCGTCATATTCTTTTACCGCTGTACGGACATGGGTCTCGCTGACTCCAAATCGTTCGGCTACCTGTGCGAGTGCGTCTTCCCTTTTCATCTGCTGATCTCGAAGATCGTTATACATCTCACCGATATCCAACCAGTATCTGGTATGAGCCTTCCTTCGGCCGCGTCCGCCCTTCTTAGGCTTGATCAGTTCAGCAGCAATTTTCTGAACTGTCGGATCGGCGTCACCGGATAGCAGACGCTCGACAACCATTGTTTTCGCATCTTCCGTCCTGCCTTCTGAGATAGCGGCTTCGATCGGAATTGCCTGAATGCTGACCACAAATGGAAGCTTGGCCATCACTTGCCCCCTATCTTTGCGGCGATCTGATCCGCAATCACATCAGCCCCGCGCCGTGCGGCGTCATCTGCTATATGGGCGTAGCGTGCCGTAGTTTTTACATCGGCGTGGCCAAGCAGTTTTCCGATAACGGGAAGTCCGAGACCTGACCAGGCGCCGACACTTGCGAAGCTATGACGAAGGTCATGAATCCGCAGTCCATCAAGGTCAGCGCGCTTTGTTATGGCTGCCCAAGGACGTTTCAAATCGGCCCTTGGCTTTTCATTCTGCGTTCCAGCGGTATCACTGGCGATCACGTATATTCCGATCCGGGGAATGCTCTCCAGTACCGAAACGGCTGCTGTTGATAGCAGGATGGTACGCTTTCCAACCTTCGAATCGGGGAGAAAGGCGAGACCGCGATCAAGATCCAAATCCGACCAGCGCAAATGCAGGATTTCCCGTAAGCGGCAGCCGGTCAACATATAAAGGCGAAATGCTCCTGTAACAGCCACGCTCATCTTGATGCGCTGCCCCTTCGGCGCGTGTTTAGCGTCTCCGGCATTTACTTCTAGTCCTATCGTCTCGGCCTCATGCATCGCTTCGCCAAGTCGAACCATTTCTGCTTCGCTCAAGAACCGTTCGCGCTCGTTCTCGTCGTTTAAATCGACGCCTCTCGCTGGATTGAAGCCATCCGTCACATGCCCATTTTTTCCGCCCCAATTAAAAGCGGCAGAAAGCAGTTTCATCGATCGGTTTGCGGAAATCTTGGCAGTTTTTGACATTGCGGTGTGCGCTCGTTGGATATCAACCCGCGTCAATGTCACTGCCTTGTTAGAACCAAGCTTTGGATCAATATGCTTTCGCAGCATGGTCCGATAGAAATCCGCCGAGGAGGCCTTTTTCTTTTGTGATACGAACTCATCAATGTATTTTTGGACCAGTTCGTGGACCGTTAAGCTGGCTCGCTCCAT